CTGCTGCTCGCACGCCGCCCAGTCCCGGTCGCTAGGGCCGCCACTGCCAGCCGCCTGCAGCGCCATCGCCGCCGGGTCGGCCGGGACAGCCGGTGCCAGCGCAGGAGCGGCCGCCCAACCGGCGCGCAGGTCCAGCAGGTCTTCGACGTAATATTCGTGCTGCCAGTGCTCATAACCGGGCCACGGCTCGCACAGCACTGGGGCCGCTAGGCGGCCGTTGTACGTGCCAGGCAGGCGCAGCACGCGGCTAGGGTTCACGGCAGCGCGGTCCCCGCCCAGCTCGCCCGCTAGGTGTTCGTTCACGCGGCGCACCAGCGCAATGTCGTCCGCTGGGTCGTCCAACCGCCAGTATGCGTGCAGCCCAGCGCCGCTAAACACCACGCTTGACGGCGGCATGGGTAGCGCTGCCAGTTTGGCAACCACGGGCGCAGCGGCGGCACGGGCCGCGTCGGGTGCAGTGCTGGCCTTGTCGTCTTTGGCGATCAGGTCGATGTCCACCCACGCACAGGGCAGCAGCTGCGCGGTGTCGTTACGCACCGGCGCGCGGTCCCGCATGGCGGCGAGGCTATAGGTTAGAAACTGCGGTGTTGCGGCGGTTGCGGGCGCGTCCGGCATGGCGGTCAGTTCGTCAGCCGTGCGCCACGCGCTCCGCTGTGCAGCCGCGCCGTTCGTGAGGTCGCGCAGCTCGATAACCAGCCCGTCGGGAAGCCCGTTCCGCCATAGCTCACGCAGATGCGTGGCGGCGTGTCCCATTAGTCCAGCGTCCTGAAATTCTTGGCCTCGCGGCGCTTGAGCGTCTTAATGATCCGGCGGACCGCGTTGCGTTCGCGCTCCGGCAGCTGCCACCACTCGCGCAGCATCTGCATGCTAATCCGCTGCAGGTCTTTGCTGATCGGGTGCGTCGCTGGGATCGACAGGTCGGCCACCAGCTCGTTCACGCTGCAGTCAAACACCGACGCAATCGCAAGCAGCTGTTCCACGCCCATAGCGCGCTCGCCCGCTTCCCAGTGCCACCAGGTTCGGCCGCTGTAGTCACCCGCACGCGCCGCCGCTTCGCCAGCCGTCATGCCGCACGCGATGCGCTTCTCGCGTATGCGGTTGCCCAGCTCAATCATGTTGGCGGTGCCGCACTTGTCGGCCCAGTGCCGCAGCGCCGGGCTGACCCGACGCGGCGACTCTAGCTTAGAGTTCGTTTTTCTTGGCACGGCGCGACCCTAGAACGGAATCTCGTCGTTCAGCGTGTCGCTCATACCGCCGCCCGGCGACTGCGGCACGGCAACGCCCGACGCCAGCATCGCTTCCGTGTTGGTCCCCATGGGCCTTGCGGCAGGCGCGGCTTCCGGCAACAGGAACGGCGCTGCGGTGTTCGGGTCGCACGGAATGCGGCCAACCAGCGGCTCCACGATCCCGGACAGGTCCGGCGCGTCGGGGTTAAGTGCCGCCTCGCCGGTCGGGTCAACCAAGCCTTTGAACGTCAGGGTCGGCACCTTCACGTTGCCACCAGCACGCGTCTGGATCGTGCTTGGCTTATCGAGTTCCCAGACCGGCGACCAGTCCGCCGCGCGGAACGTCCGGCCCATGAGCTGCTTTACGTTCTGCATGGCCTGCCGCAGCTGGATATTCGACGTTACCGTTGAAGTCGCGAACGTAGCCTGGTGCCACTGCCCTGTTACGAACAGCATGCCGTCAATCGCAAAACCGTCCTGCCAAGCTGGCGCGCCGCTGGCACGATCCGGGTAGCTGGTCAGGTTCGTCGGCAGCCGCTGGCCGAGGCCAAGATATGCTGCGTGTTCCTCAATCGGCGCGGGCTGGTCGTCGCTCCAAGCCGTCTTCGTTTGCCGGAACGTCGGCAGCGCGGCGCAGAACAGGCTGCCCGTGATGTCCACTTCTTCGTCGCCGGTCAGCGGGCGGCAGTACCAACTGCCCTGTTTGAACTTTACAAACGGTGGGCGTTCCGCCGGGCCGCTGTCGAGGAAGTCGAGGTTAAAATCATCCAGTTTTGCTAGTTCGCTGTTCATCTGTTCAGTCCTTGTTTTCGGTAACAGTTAAGCGCGGGAACCCGTTGCCCCGGCGCATGTAGGGGCTGAGGTCCAGCCCATCCGCTTCAGCCGCTTCGCGGTCGAAACTTTCCCGACCTTTCGTCACGCTGTAGCGAATCTTGTAGCCCGGCGTCTGCGCGACGCTCGTGCCGTGTTCTTCGAGGATGTTCCGTATCCGGTCGCCCAGCGCTTCCTTGCTTCGCTTGGCTTCCGCTTCGGTTATCGCGGCCGTCACGCGGTCCCGCGCCAGGTCGTCTAGCTCGTCCAGCAGGTCCGCCGCCATGGCAGGCTTGTCCGGGTCCAGCGCTCCAATCGTCGCCGCCCGTTCGGCCGTGCATTCGTCACGCAGCTTGCAGTCGGAGCATTCCGCCCCGCCCGCTGCCAGCCCTTCGGCCGGTAGGTCGCGGTAGGTCTTTGCGGCATGGGTCAACTGGGCGCGGCGCAGCAGTTCACGCGCCACGACCGGGTCGCGGGGTATCTCGAATATCGTGATGTCCGCGTAGTCGCTGGCGTCCACGTAGATCAGCAACGCCCGCTGCGGCTTGCTGTGGTCGAGCCTATGGCACAGCTCCATACCGAATTGGCACTGCGCGACGTGGGCGGGTTTCGGGTCGTTCAACACCACGCGGGGGTCGATGGACTTAATTTCGAGGTACACGACTTCGCCGGTGTCGCCGAGGCGCATGAACCCGTCTGGGGTGGCGCTAATCCGCAGCGCTTCATCGCGGAGGGTTTCTTGGCGGTCGCCTATCGCGGTGAACCAAATGTCCTGCTGCTGGATCACGCGGAACTCGCGCTCGATACGCGCGAACACCTTGCAGAGCCATTCTTCCATCGTGTCGCCGCGTACCGTGAAACCGTTGCCGGTCCATTCCGCCGCGTCGCGGGTCTGGCTGAATTTCAGCGCGCGTTGGCACCGGTAAACCGTGGACGCGCTGACGTAGGCGTTGCGGTCGTGCTCCCAGGTCTTCGGTGTCGTCAGGTGCGCGAGGATTTGTTCCCTAAGCCAAGCTCCTGCCATGTGAGGCGCGGCCAGCTTCGACCCCAGTTCCGTAGACATTCCTGCGTCTCCTCTAGCGACCGCGCCATGGCCCAATAGCCACCGGCGGCTTGGATGATTTCGCCAACCACGCGCTGTTCGGGAGACAACCGACCCTTCGCGGCTTTCAACTCAATGCAGAGCAAATCGCCGCCGTGCAGGATCGTAATATCGGGCCAGCCCTTGCGCAGCCCGTGCCGCTTAATCGTCTGTTGCGCCTTCCAGCCTCGACGGCCTTCGTTCACGACAGATGTCCAAATCAGCGGCTCTCCCAATTCGCGCTCAACGAAACGCAGCCAGTCGGCGACTTCGGTGTGAATATGGCTTTCCGACTGCGTCATGGGGGCGGTTCATAGCGCAGCTAAACTACAAATGCAATATGAGTATGCGGGTTATATTGACTTTCTGCACCTCACGCCGTACTGTCCCCGCACAACAACGGGGAGCGGCCAATGAGACGCCACCTATTGCCAGCCGCCATCGCCATTGCAGGCGCTACGGCGATCAGCCAAGCCTACGACGCGCTGGCACAGCAACTCGCCACGCCGCCGGAGCACTGGCTTCCGGAACTACTGAGCGCGGGACCAGAATCAGCATTTTGGCTTTACGTCGGTGGGTTGGCAGCGGGCGGCAACGCCACGTATTTCGCCGCGACCGGCGAACCGCTGTACTGCGATGCGCACCATATGGACGAGGTCGAACGCACGCGAAACGTGATCCTCGATTTCATCGTCCACATCGAACTGAACGAATACGCGATCCTCGAAGCGGTCGTCCCGGCGGCCTTCGCGGTGGCGTATCCGTGCGCAGGAGCGGCCGGGGGTGCGCTGTGACCCCACGCATCGCCAACAGCACCGACCCGCTCGTAACCCGCCTGCGCAAGTACATTGCCGCCAGCGACGCCGCACAGCAGCCCGTCGAAAACGTCTGCCCTGCCATCGAAGCGGAAATCGCAGGAGTGCTTGATTATGCGCGCGGCACTGATATACCCGCCCGCGAACTGCTGGTGCTCGAACTGCACGCCCGGTCCCGCAGACCTTTGGTAGCTGCGGCGATTAACGGGTTTCGTGATTTACCGGCTGGTTCTTAGGTATTTTGTTGACGTGTCACGCTGCCACGACTAAATATTGTTTTGTGTGACGAAGAGAGCGGCAAAACGCTCCGTGATCACTGCAACATATTGGGAGTCACTTCTATGGCATACGATCAGCAACGTGCGGCTGCTTTTGCGGCTCGCCTCAAGCGCATCATGCGCGACCGTGATCTAACGCAACTGCAAATCCAACGCAGCACCGGACTGTCGCAGCAGGCCATTTCTGGCTGGGCGCGCGGCCTGCACCTGCCACGCGGCCGTAGGCTACAAACGCTCGCGGACTTCCTGCAGATGGACCCGCGCGAACTCTGCCCCGAGTCCTTCGACGATACGGTGGTTTCTGTCGCGACCAGCAGCATCAATTTTCAGCCCGTAGACGGCCAGCCAGGGTGGTTCATCCTGCGCATCGGCGGCATGCCGGTGGACGACCAAATGCTGCATGAGGTTCTCGAAGCAAACAACCGCTTCAGCGAGCGCAAGAAGAAAGAGGACTTTGTCGATGTCAAACTATAAGACGGCCGACCGGCCCAGCGCTACGGCCGAGGCTTTCGACTTAAAACATTTGCCGGGTACTACCGACGACCTGCGGGTGGTCTGGTACGACCGCGACACCAACGGCGCGCTTGTACTGTTCTACGACAGCGTCGGCAAACACGCGACACGGCGGGCCGCCGAAGAACGCAAGCGCAAGCTCGTCGCCATACGGGACCAGCAGCGGCCACACGTAAAGCTCTGCCCCAACCGCGACCTCTATATGCTCCACGTCTATGTCGGCGACCCGCCAAAGCTGCTGCGGCGGTCTTTAGGCACCCGCGACCCGGACGAAGTACCGCGCCGAATGGAGCAGCGCCTTGCAGAACTTGGCCTTGGCACGTCGGTCGCGCAGTACACGGTGCAGCAAATGCTGTCGGACTATTTTGACCAGAAGCTGGGAGCCGCGACCTATACGACCCGCGCCAGCTTCCGCAGCATTATCGGCAAACTTCGTGATGTACTTACCGACAACAAGCAGGTGCAGCATGTAACCACCGCAGACTTAGACGCGTACCGGGAACACCGGCTGCGGACGATCAGCCACAATAGCTTCCGCCTTGACGCCGTTGTCTGGAACGCCGCTGTCCGGCACGCGATAAAAACCAAACGCGTTAAGCAAGCCGCCGCGCCACCACTGCTTGAGGTCGCCAAGCCGGTCGTTCGCGACAAGCTGGTCCTGACCAAAGACGACTGGGCGACTGTGTTGGACTACGCGGAAGCATGGCGAACCGAGGGCGGCTATTACGGCGACCGCAGCCGCTTGTCGTCGCTTGAACTATACCTCTGGTTGGTCCGCTACACCGGCGCGCGTGTCGGCGCTCTAATGGAACTGACGTGGGACCG